GCTATTGCTCTGAAAAATCTTTCACGCTCTACAAACATTACAAATAGCAATTCTTTACCGTTTAGTGAGTTTATGGCGGTAATTGTTTGCGGTCCTATTGAGCCGTCAATTGTTACCTTTAAGCCGCACTGGTTAACACACTTTTGTACAGTCTTAATTGCTTGACTTGTACCTGAACCCCACGCTATTTCAGTTAAGAATATAGCTACAGTAATATCGTTGATTTTGTCAGCTTTAACACCATCCCAATAAGAACCCTTAAAGACCTTAAACCAATCTTCGCTATTCATAGATAAGAACCTACTATCATTAGCTTTACCAAAGGAGTGAACCCATGCAGCGTAGGTAATTCCTGCGTTAGTATGGTAACCGCTTTTGCCATTGAAACTTGTAGGACAAGGGTATGAGCTCGCACTGTCTGCGGTGTGCCTACTTAGTCCACCTTCCCACTTTCTAATAAAGTGAACAAACGCATTAATCTTTGAGTCCATCTATATCGATTTTAATTTCTTTAGCTCTACCTACTGCTCTTTTAAATGCGTGCCATAAGCCGTACGTATGAACAGCACGATAATTCTCATCTATGCTAAATATTTCTATGCTAATTAATATTAAAGCAATCACTTTAGTAAGCATTAACGGAACTGAAAAGAAGGTTAGCATTATAGCATTTAAAATAAATTTATCTATAAGAAAAAATAGTATAACGGTGATTTGATAAAGCATCATTTTTGATATTATACTAGATAATCTTCTGCTAGATATTTTCTCTTTTAATTTCTTTGCTTTCCATAAGCCGAAAACTGTATCTAAACAAATACAAAAACCTACTAAAAAAAGCAAGTTAGTAACAGGTAAAAAAAATGTCCACAAAACAGCAAGTAGTTTAGGTAAGCTTGTGCGAATTGACGCTAATAAAATGAACAGTTGAAGTCTCATTATATATTATTAACTATTGTCTGTAGATAAGAGCCACCTTCAGGGTCTTTACCTGCTATTGTTATACTAATAAATTGAATGTAAGGCATAGCAAAATATTCAGGATAATCATAATTATAACCTAAAGCTACAGCAATATCACCTAATAAATCAAAACTAAATTTTGCATCTATACCATAAAATTCAGCTATTTCAAATAAGCTGTTATTGGTCTCTATATCACCTATTGTTTTATCTTGCCAATCTTTTATTAAGTTTACGCTCATAGTATAAGTATATTATTGTTATAGCCGTTATCTCTTTGGAACCCACCACAGCTACCAATACAGGTACCTTGACAATTGCACCTGTCTATCATAGGTCTTAAATCAGTATCACGATTTGCCTCATCTGTAAAGCCAGGGAATAAATCTTTATTAGCTAGCAAATAGTTGATTAATCTTTGTTCAAAGAATGCTGCCTTTTGTGCATAGTGCTCCATACCAAAAGCTACCTCATTTCTACCTACTGACCCGCTATAATCACCGCTTTGAGTTTGCAATCCTTTGTTCTTTAATTGGTAAGTCAAACCGAATACTGCATCTTCTGCAGAACGCCAAGCTATTACAGGCTGTATAAAACCTACTAAGATAGTTTCATTAGGGCTTAATGTCTGAGCGTTGTAAGCTGTAAGCAATCCATTGTAGAAAGTAGTACCTAAGATAGGTTGCACTCTTAGCTGTGCCTGTGTGGCTATGTAGGGCGTTACATCTGTTACATCTACATTGGCTGTAATAGGTGTATTCGTTTTTAAGTAGGTTTCTGTGATAAAGTATAGCATTATAATACAGGTGTTGGAGTAACTACAGCAGCAGCAGCTGCAGCACTTTGGGTTAAATCACCGCCTTCAATGGGTGGCAACGAGGCTAAAGCTCTTACTTCGTTAATTGTCATTGTTTCAAGCACCTTAGTAGCTACTAAAGGACTTAAAGAGTTCAAAGCATCATTTGTCTTAGAGGTATCACCTTCTAATTGTACAATGGTTTCATTGATAATTTGAAAATTATTGATAGTGAATTCAGCACTTAATTTAGATATATGTAAAAGTTCGTTAAAGATGTCAGTTACCATACCACGCAAAGGCATTACTACATTCTTTTCAAAGATTACATAGGCTTGTTTAATGTCGCTACCACTTCCTAAACTTCCTGTAGTTCTCACACCCATTAATATTGGGTCTATAGTGTGACTAAAGCAAATTTGTTCTGTGTTTAATTGTGAAGCTTCAGCGAATAGTTTATCGTTACCATTAGTTGGTAAGCTTTCAATTTTAGGTAATTGCTCTGCTGAGTTAGCAAAGAACGCTACAGCTTTACCCGCATTAGCCGCACCTTTAAGTTTGTCTATTGTTCTTCTTAGTACATCTTTTTCTTCTTCGCTTTGTGGTCTCTTAGGGAACATCATAGCAAAAGACGGAAATACACTATTTTGTATGTTTGATTTTGCAAAGTACGAAAGCTCACCGCTCAAAAATGCAAAGTTTAAAGCACTTGAATATTGAGGTAACGAATAGTAATCTTGTCCAATACTTTCAATTTCATAGCAGTATAATTGCTCGCAGTCCTGGTTAGTAATGTGATATCTTTTGATTTGTCTTACATCTATTCTAGAAGCCCAATCATCACAAATAAAATAAGTCTTTTTATCTCTACCTACTCTAATCTTTTCAGGGCTTAAATTTTCTATTTTAATTAATTCACGCTTTTCGTTAAAGCATAGTTTAAAATATACCCTGTTATGGATTACTAACTGCCTTGTAGTAGCCTTAACCATTTTATCTAGCTTTGTTTTACGCTCAAAAGTGTAAAGGTCTAGCTTCTGCTGTGGTGTTAAGTTCTCAGTTACAAGCTCGAACCCACCACCAATTACTGCATTAGTTTTGTAGTCACAAATAGCACCATGTAAAGGACTAGAGTAATACATTTGATTAAGAAGCTCGGGGTATAGGTTGCCCTCACCAAAGGGTATGTAGTTAGCTGTAGTAAATCTACCGTTTACATAAGGTAAAGATAGGTTAGCACCGCCTACTTTTTGGAAGGGTGTACTAAAAGATTGATAACCTTCTATTACTTCTGATTTGTTTGCTTTAAAAATATCGTACCATGCCATAATTATGCGTATATCGTGTTTATTACTGGACCACTCACTACCATTCTACCTTCTTCTATTACTATGCCTGTAGTATCTTCTATTGTAACAGGTATAATCAAACTTTCATACACTTCATAAACATACTGCCCTTTAGTTAAGGTGAGGTCTGTAGGCTCATCTATTAAAAATAAATTGTACCGTTCAGTATATGCACTAGTGTCTAGTGTAGTAAATAAAATAGGTGTGCTTGTGGTGTCCATTTCATTAGTGAAAACGAAAAGATAATAAGGGTTAACTAAAGTAGATACTTCGCTAAGTGTTAAAATTACCTTGTTTATTTCGCCTTGTTCTAAATAAATCATAACTATATTGTTATAAAAGTTCAATTTGTTTACAAATAAAAAACCCCGCCTAAATTGGCAGGGTAATTTAATAGAGTAATTCAGCAATTAGATAACCGCAAGTGCTGCAGCAGGTTCAATTGCATAAGCTAAATACTCGTTTTCAGCTAACAAAGTAACTGAATACTTTGAACCGTCAGCTCTAGCAGTACCAGAACCTTCACCAACACCTGTAACTTGTAGGTATGGGAAGTACCAATAAGTACCGTTTGCATCTAAAACAATAGCAGTCAAATATTGTTGACCTGAACCTAAGATTTTAATTGCGTTTGATTTATCTTTGTCTCTTCGGTGAAACATCAAAGTAATTGTTTGAGTTACATAAGAAGAACCGTTAATCAAATCAATTGCAGCTTCTTCTGTGAAACTACCTGTATTTCTTTTGATTTGGAATTCTGTAAAGTTAGGAGCCGCAGCCTCTAAAGTAATTGCTGAAATCTCCCATGTTGAAGCGGAAGGGTCAGTAGGAGTGATACTTGCGATATTGTCTTGTTGATTAATCCAAATACCGTATATACCCCCGCTGTTGTTGTCGCACGATTTTACTATCGTTTCTAAAGCATCTGAACAAGCCATAATTATAGGGTTTTAATAAAGGGGGTTGCCCCCCTTAAGGTTAGTTAATTAGATATACAAAACAATCTCAGCACCGTTAACATGTGTAAATCCTACTTTCATGTTAGCACGAGTTCTCAAATAAGGCTCAGCTACAGTATCAGATAAGTTAACAGCTTTCAATGCTTTAGAATCTCCTTCAGCATCAAATGCGTAGATAAGGTTATCTCTAAGTGTCAATACCATTGTATTATCATCCATACCTGGACAAACAACAACTTTGATACCTAAGTAAGTCAATCCTAAAGGTAGAGTTACATAAGTTTGTGTGTTACCTTGTGCAGCTGCAAGCTCATAAGCATTAGCAACATTAGAAGAAACATAAAAACGAAGGTCTGCTTTTCTACGGATAATTGCAGCAGGAGCTACATTAACTACACCCGCCATTTTAGCAAGTACATTACCTAAGTTTACCGCACCTGTACCACCGTCAATAACAGTAACATCACCTTGAAGGTTTACGATATAACCATTACACAAAGATAAAGTAGCATCTTCACTTTCTGTATCACCTTGCCATCTAATTAATTCCAAGTCACCTTGAATTTTGTTAGCCATTTCATTCCAGTAGTAATCCATAAAAGAAGCTACAGTGAAATCACCGTTTGAACCTTTAGCCATTTGCAAAGAAACAAAAGACTGCTCAAGGTCGAATTGACAAATTTGAGCCATTGCAGACAACGCACAAACATCAATTTCGATAGCTCCTAAATCATCTGTAGGTGCAGTAAATGCACAAGTAGAAGTTTGTAAGATTTGTCCGAATACTACATTAGATAATTTTGTTTTACTTTTTACACCTGGTAAAGTACGGTAGTTATCAACTACATCTTCTGTTAAATAAGCCGTTGAATAAAACGCCTCAGGATTAGCCGCTAATAACGCTTCTGGCTGTACATCCAAATCAAATTTTAATTTTCTCATTTTGTTTTTATTTAGTTGTTTAATTTATTATACGCTTTAAATTTTTCGTGAACAGACAAAGCTACATTTTCGCTCATTAGTTCTTCTGTTGTTTCTGTAACCATTGCCTCTTCAAATTGGTTTTTCAAGTCTGCAATAATTGCAAGCAATTGATTAACCTGCTCTTCGATAACAGGGGTTACGATAGCCAAAATTGCTTCTGCATCTGCTGTAGGGTCCACCGCCATTTCTTCTTCTGCTGGTGTCTCAGTTTCAACTTCTTCTTCTTCAACTACTGTTTCAGCCATTTCTACTTCTTCAGTAGCGGCTACATCTTCTAAAGGCACATCTTTAATTTCGATAACTTCTCCGCCTTTTACGACATAGACTTTACCTTCGATTAAATGTTCACCATCGGGTAATTTGTTCATACTATTTAGTTTTAATTGTTCCTTTAATTTGAGACCTAAGAACCCTTCAATTGAAAAGCCTACCTGGTCGTTTTCTACAAGCT